AAACAATATTCTTATTACTTTTCCTATAGTGTAATTTTCATCACCAGTTAAAAACTCTCTACCTCTTACTGTTATTTGTATGGGCGATTTAGATAAAAATGTTTTTAAAGCTCCAGCTATTATTTTCTTTTTATGATTTCCAGCCGTGTCATCATCGTGCAAACTCTTAAAATTTCGCAGTCCGTTTGTATACGCTCCAGATTGAGATATTTGTGTTATCGATCTTGAGTTATAAGTTGATATTTTTTTGTCGTTTAATTTGTATTCTGGAGCATATACAAATCTTTCGTTTCTACCACCTAATAAATTGTTATTAGATAAATCTTTAAAGACATCTTCTACATCAAACTTAACTCTATATGGCACTGCAGTCATAGTATTATAAAAATAATATTCTGCTCCTACTAATCCTTCATCTATGATGCCGTGTAAGTTTTCGGTGTCTGCTATTTTAAATTGCAGTATATTATAATATTTAATGTTACTAGATGCATTAGTATTCATACTTGGAGCATATATGAAAGGAGCAGATTCGTTTATAACTCCATCAGATAGCATGGTGCCTAAATCTCTCATTATTAAGTTTTCAGTACCTAATACAGAATACAAATAGTATGGCATGCCTGATTCTGATATTGCTCTAGATTTCAACCAATTACTCGCTTCAATGGGAGTTAAATTTGGTATTATAAGTTTTAAATCATTTAAAAGTTCATCACCTAAAACTAACAAGTTTCTATCTAAATATTCTTGCATAATTTTACTAATAATAAACCCTGGACTTCCGGTATAAGATCTACTTATATTTTGCAATGAAGATTTAAAAACGTGATATTCTATACAATGAAGCATGACAACATCTGCAGCTTCATCAGCTTTAACTATTTTTTCTATTCTGTCAATTAAAAATTCTTTAGTTATAAAAAGGCCTTCATTGATTTCTTCAGACTGCGCTATAGACAGTGTTAATTTTTCTCCGCCTTGAAAATCTATATCTTGAACTACATTGTTAGTATCTGTAAAAACAACTTCCGCTGTTAAATATGGTTTATCGATATGCTCAAATATTTGAAATGAAGCTATTAGTCTTCTGATATCAGCTTCAAAATCAGGAGTTCTATCACTATTAGTTATAACAGCAGATATTATTTGATAATCGGTTTGAGCTTCAATTGGAAATTCAGACACATCATTCTCTTATGGCTTTTTTGTAACTATTTACTATTGTATTTATTAGGTTGGGTCTAATCACTCTAATACTTCTTAAACTTTCATTAACGTTGTAATAAGCTTGCTCATTGGTTATTTCATTTTTTATAGCACCCGGAGCTAATAAGTTTCCATCATCATCAACTCCTAAATCAACAATTCCGCCTGATGTATCTGTATAATAATTAGCAGCTTTATGCTCATCTGATGTTGAAACAATCGATAAAGATTCAATATTTCCTGCTGAGTTTGTAGATGTGACCGTTTCTCCAGCTGTAGAAAAAGAAACTTTACCTTCAATTATGATTTGACCTAAATCTAAATTTCTTCTTAAGATTGTTCCAGATGCTCCCGAAGTATTACCAGTAACAGTTTGTCCAACTTTAAATTTAGTTGAAATATTTTCTCTTGTGGTCAAAACAGTATTTGGAAATATTTTTTTAATGTATATTTGAAATTCACCATTTGTTAAAGGCCAACCCTGTTGTCTTATATTATCATTTAACATGTAAAATGTCCAATAGTGTAATGGTGTGTCATATAGTTGTATAGAAACTTGATCGGGTCTATAACCTTCTTTGATATCATAAAAAGTTAAAAATGAAATATTATCTTTTACTTGGTCTATGATATCAACATATCTACTTATGTTTTGAGTTATTACTGGAACGGGTTCATTACCATAAAGATACGAAATCTTTTGAAAATTTTTAAAATACTGCATTAATAATCTCCAAATTCAACATCACTCTTCTTAAGAGTTTTATATTCAACGAAGCTTAATGTAAGATCTATTTCGTTAGGTGAACCATCTCTTCTCATTGCTCCTCCTGTTGGATTAATTGTAGTACTTACGTTTCTCAAATAACATAAATGTATTTTAGGAATATTTCTATTGTGAAATCCATTATAATTAAATGTGATTTCAAACATGTTTGGAAACTTAAATCCTATATCTGCATTCCCAACAGTGTATACGTCTGGATACATCTCTTGTCTAAAGTGTTTTACTATTCGTCTTACTTCTTCAGCTTCACGTTGTGATCGAGCAATCATTTTAAATTGAAAAGTAAATTCTCTTAATCCTACACCTCTAAACAACGATCTTACATTTGGATTAATGATGGCTCTATTTTGCAAAGTTAAAGCATTAGCTACTCCAGTAGAAAGTAAGCTTACTTTATCGATTGCTCGAGCAGCACCGAGCTTGAATGCAGTTTCCCCTAATTGATCATTCCCAGTTGCAACATCAATTATACTCGTAAAGGATTTACCAGCTTCGCTGATTGCTGCTTCTAGAGCACCAACTCCACGTTGCACTGCATCCTCTACACCAGCACCCAATGCTCCTAATGAAGCGTTATCATATTGCGCGTTATCGTTAAACTGCATTGTGAGTGGAAAATACATATCAACTATAGGTGCACCTTGAATTTTTTGCGGTACTAATTTTCCGGATAGTTTGTTACCTATAAATTTTAATTCGTCCGAGTTTTGTATGTCTTGTATTTTTTTCTTAAATGTAGATCCACCACTTCTCGCCAATCCCGAAAGAGATGTATCTGCAGTTGTAGCCTGTGGACCAGAAGCTGCCGCATTTATTTCGTTTCCTGTTCCAGGATTACCAAATCCTGCTGCTGGAGTTCCAGATAAATCATTTCCAACTCCCGGATTTCCATAATTAAGTTCACTAAAATCATCTACTAAAAACTCATTTTTCTTGTCAACTGATTTAGCAACAGAACCAGAACCTTTAATATTGTCTGTAGAAATTTTACTAAAAGCTTTCTGAGAGTTTCCATCTTGAGCTAATTGTACTTTATACATCCTAAATTTAACTCTCGCTTGATATGCACCACCTTCAGTTTCAAGAGGATATTTTAAATCAGCTTTATCACCCAAAAATTTATCTAGAAATCCCGATAAAATATTTCTTGCATCTGCGAATAAATTGCCCAATGCCGCAGTGTCTACATTTTTTACGACTTCATTAGCTTCATTCAATCCTTTGGCATTACCCGGTCCAAAGGGTGATAGACTTGATGTGGTATCATTAACTCCACCCGCTAGTGTTTCACCATTAGGTCCAATTCTGCTTAAAGCGGTTGTAGAAACTCCCGCTAATCCTATATCTGACATGTTAATCCTTATAGATATTATTAAATATTATTTTTCTATTTATAACAAAAATCATGGCTTATTCTGGTAGATACACAATCAAAAATGCATCTAAATATAAAGGTGACATTAATAATATAATATACAGATCTCTTTGGGAAAAATCTGTTTTTCAATGGTGTGATAAAAATCCAAAAGTAAAATACTGGAGTTCAGAAGAAATAGTAGTTCCATATTATTATCAAGTAGATAAAAAGTATCATAGATATTTTGTTGATATGAAAATTGTATTTGAAGATAAAACACTCTTAGTAGAGATAAAACCGGAAAAAGAAACTCTTCCTCCCGCAGGTCCGCGCAGAACTAAACAGTATATATCTGAAGGTCTGTCTTATATAAAAAACATGAATAAGTGGGAAGCAGCAACTGAATACGCAAGAGACAGAGGCTGGGAATTTCAAATATGGACTGAAAAGACTTTAAAAGAAATGAAACTGTTGAAAGGACCAGTTCCGGGCAAATTGAAGAAACTAACTCCATATAAACCTTTTCGAAAAAAGCGAAAGAAAAAGTTATAAATAGTCTTATGAGTAACTTATTTCAAAAATTAGAACTTGAAGCTTTTCGTGCAGGTATAAATCCTCGTACACAAGAATCACGCGAATGGTTTCGTAAAAGAATTCAAAGACTAACGAGAGTAAATCGTGAAGCTTTAATGAGAGAACAAGAGATTAATCGCAAAGCATCACATAGTTATGGATCTATGTTTATGTATTTTTATGATCCGAAACATAAAGATAAGTTACCTTTTTATGATAGGTTTCCATTGACTATACCAATTGAACCAGCAGAAGGCGGATTCAGAGGAATCAATCTACACTATCTTCCTCCTATTTTAAGAGCAAAATTCTTAGATGCATTATTAGAATCAACTAATAATAAAAAATATGATGAATCAACAAGATTTAGATTAACTTACGAGCTATTAAAAGGTGCAAGAAGAATGAGATATTTTAAACCTTGTTTAAAACATTATTTGCTTGCACATGTTAAATCAAGATTTGCTGAAGTGCCCGCGGCTGAATGGGAAATAGCTGCATTTTTGCCTACTGCACAATGGGAAAAAGCATCGGCCGGAAAAGTCTATCAAGATTCAAGGATTAAAATAAATGGCTAATAGTATCGAAGACCTTAAAGCATTAATGAATACTAAGTTAGGTTTTGCTAGACCTAATAAATTTTTAGTTACATTACCCACTATAGGAGTTAGCGGTGGTATATTAAATAGTTTGATAGGCGCATTCACCGGAACTGGCGGTGGTGCGAGCTCAAGAGAATTAAACATATTGTGCTCAAACGCGACTATGCCCGCAAAACAAGTACTGACTAATGATAGAAGAATTGGAATGGAATTCCAAAAAGTAGCTTATGGCTACGCCGTAGATGATGTAAGTATGACATTCTACTTAATGAATGATTACGGAATAAAAGATTATTTTGATAGTTGGAGAAGTACAATACTCGATGAGTTTGGACAAGCATCTAATTATAAAAATGAATATGCTAAAACAGTAACTATACACCAATTAAGGCAACCATTAAAAGGTTTTAGCAAACAGGTCGGACCAATAAGATTTAATGCTGGTCTCGGCGGAGGAAGCGTTTATTCAGTGGATTTATTAGAAGCTTTTCCGATAGCATCTAGTGCGATTGAATTAAACAATGAACTCGACGGTTTAGTGCAATTAACAGTTACATTTGCATACACAAACTGGAGAAGAGCCAAAGGTGGTCAAAACTTTATTAACATGGATATTGATACACCTCTTGGCGGAATTGATATTTTTTAAGGAGTGAAACATGGCATTGCCAGTATTATCTAATGATAAACCGATGTATGAGGTAGTAGTACCTTCATCACAAGAAACATTTAAATTTAGACCTTTTCTTGTTAAAGAACAGAAAAATTTATTAATAGCATATGAATCTCAAGATCCTAAACAAATTTTAAATTCTATGTTAAATTCAATAGAAACATGTGTGCCTGAAATAAAAATGAATGAATTGGCAACATTTGATGTTGATTATATTTTTACTCAAATCAGAGCTAAATCTGTAGGTGAAACTGCTACTATATTATCTGCATGTGTAGAATGTAATGAACAAAATGAAGTTAAAATAAATTTAGAAGATATTAAGATGCAATCATCTAAAATTAAATCTAAAACTATTAAGATAACAGATTCAATAAGCATACACATGAAATATCCAACATACAGAGATATGATGGCAAATCCTGATTATCTTAAAAAAGATGGTTCACAAACAGAAATTTTATTTAACTCTATTATAAGTTGTATGAATTCAGTTCAATCTGGAGATGATAATATTGTCATCAGCGAAGAGCCTAAAGAAGAAGTTGAAAAGTTTGTGAATTCTCTAACGAATGAGCAATTAACTAAGATTACAGAATTTGTTGAAGATATGCCGACTATAACACATGAGCAAAATTTTAAATGTATAAAATGTAATCACGACAACATAGTAGAATTGAAAGGCTTACAAGATTTTTTTTAATTAACCTCTCTCATGAAACCTTGGAGAACTACTTCAAGACTAATTTTTTGATGATGCAACATTTTAACTATTCGTTATCAGATTTAGAAGAAATGTTACCGTGGGAGAGAGAGGTATATTTAATGTTATTAAATGAGCATTTAGAAGAAAAAGCTCGAGAAGAACAAAGGCGAGGAAGATGACAACACTGGCAGAAATAAACGCTACTTTAGGTACAACGAATATAGCATTATCTAGTGTAGCAAAAGAGCAGAAAGAAACTAATAAAGGAATTTCTTCTTTCATTGAATTTGTTAAGAGCAAAGATACACGTGATAGACGAGAAGATTTAGAAGAAAGTAGAGAAAAAAAGGCATCTGTTCTTAGTCGTGTTGGCGGAGCAGCTAGTGCTGCTGGAGGTTTTGCGTTAGGTGCTGGTAAAAAAGGATTAGATTTAGGAAAAGGTTTATTTGGAGGAATAGGCGGAGCTTTAGGTAAGATTTTACCTATTGGAATTGCTGGAGCCTTTTTAACAAGTCTATTAGGATCAAAGCTTTTAAGAGGAGGCATTGCTGGTCTTGGACTTATGTTTGGTGATAAAATAGCTGAATTTCTAACTGGACCAAATGCTAAAAAGGAAGTGAAAGACATGGTGAGTGGAGCTATAAAAGGTGGTTCACTTGGATTTTTACTTGGTCCTAAATTTGGGTTAATCGGCGCAGCTCTTGGAGCGTTGTTAACTAATGATAAAGTTGATCAAGAAGCTGGTAGATTATTACTTAATTTAGAAAAATTAGGAATTAGTTTTCCTAAATTATCAGGATTGTTTGAAGGAATTTCAAAGGCTGTAGGTAGCGGATTAGAAAGTATCAATAAACTAATTGAAGGAACAAGTGAGGATAAAGCTGGAGACATAGGAAAAGCTATGTTACTCGTAGGAGGAGTAGCTACACTCTTAATGCCGGGTAAAATGGCTGGACTCGTTTTAGCTTTAAGCAAAAGATTACTAATGACTCCTGCAGGATTAGCTATAATGGCAATTGCTGGAAGTGGTGCAGCTATTAATATGTTAATGGGTAATGATGTTGATGATCCTTCTGGTTTTATTGGTTCAGGTGCCGCAGCTGCAACCGGTTATGGTTTATATAAAGGAATAAAGTCGAAAAGCGGCCTGCCGGGTGTATCAGGTTCTGCAGTTTCTAGACTACCAAAAAGTTCAGTTCCTAATGCAGGTGGACAGAGTGCTTTAGCGAGAATGTTTGGTCTTCTAAAAACTGGTGCAAGAGGTGCATTTGGACTTATGACATCTGCAACCGGTGCTGCTATACTGGTTCCATTAGCAGCAGTTGGTATTACAGAAACATTATTTGGTGATGAGTTAAGAGAAGAAAACGAACAAAATAAACAAAAGATAAATGCATTAAAATCTTCTGGAAAAACAACAGTACAAGGTAAAGAATTTTTTACTGGTACTCGCGGCTTTATGGAAGACTTTCAATACAATAAAAATGTCCCTGGTCGACTGATACTTAATGAAAATGCAAAACAACTATATACATTAGATGAATTGAATGCTTTAGATGAAAAATATCGTAAAAAATATAATACTGTAAGTAATATAAGTAAACTTGTACCAAAGAATTTAGTTGAAACATCTATGAAAGGTTTCGAAGATTTTGCATCTCCAGCTCCAGCTATCAACAATAGCGGTAATGTTGTTTCTACAAACACTGTAAATTCTGGTAATATATACAACAACGCCGGATTCGCTATTAACTCATCCGGCGCAACTGATCCTAGAAATATGTTTGGTACGCAAGCGCATAACGCTTCCGGATTATTTTAAGCATCTTCCTTTGCTAACTTAGCAAAATAAGACATTGTATCTTCATCTTCAGAACTGATTTCTTCAACAGTAACAGGTTCTACCGCAGAAACTGGATCATTCATCTTGATTTCTTCTTTAATGGGCATAGATCCCATTGAAGTCATATCCTCACCAAGAACTTTCATCAACTTAGCTTTAAGTTCATCATATGTTTTATAGTTCTTTGGATTAGTAAACTCAGTGATATCGTGTAACTGTTCATAAACTTCTGAAAGTTTAGCATCATCACCGTTAAGAAAAGCTGATGGTGATGAAAACTCAGATTTATCATAGTTTCTGTATCCCTCAACATTTCTTATCTTGAGTTTAAAATCTGCACCTTCCCAAAAATCAAATGCATCCATTGGAGTTTCATCTGCAAACTCAGGATTCATCTTATCCATAATTTTATCAAAGATTTTCTTTCCAAATTTATATAGAAATACCTTACCTTCATTTTGAGGTGCTGATGGATCTTGAACTACATATATGTTTGTAGCATAATGTAATCTTCTTTTCTGAGATCTTGCTTTTTCTTTGTCAGCATCAATACCAGAATTCCAAAGCTTTGAATTCAATTCACCACCTGGATCAGTTTGACCTATAGATGTAAGTGAGTTTTCAATATACCATAAACTAGTTGGACCTTTGAATCCATGATCCCAATATCTTACAAATGGTATTGATCCGTC